ATTCCCTCTGAAATTCGATCACCTCAACCCTGTGAAACTTGGGTGCAGGTCTCCATGCTAGTTTTTGCATCGCTCTAATACGCCTAGCTCCGTACATATCTTCCATGTAGATGCGGTAGGCTTCTTGCGTTCTAGTTGTTTTCATGCCGTAGACATTACAGGCAGGGCACTGGGGGTGAATGTTCTCCTCGAACAGCTTAAAAACTGTGTGTCTTCTGCTGTAGAAGTGACCGCCTTGCATCGCCTTATAGTGATCTACCTTGCCGCAGGTTACGCACTGGCAGTAGCCGTTATCGTCTGAGGCTTTTAGCCTGACGTATCTCTGCAGTAGCTTGGCGGCTTTCTCTACCTCTTGGGCTACTGTTGCTTTTTTGCGCTTTGCCATTTAATGCTCAGTTGTCTTAACAAGTATAATGGGCTGTGAACCAACTCCCATATCACAATAAGAACAAACACCATAAGCCACAAGATCGCTAGAAGTCCACAACTCAAGCCCGCCACCACAAGTACTACAGAACTCTTTAGTAACTCTGATATCGTTGTCATCAGTTCCATCATCATCGCCCTCTGGAAATTTAATTACTCTGCTCATTTGACTGCATCCACGTTGATTTTTACTCTTGAGTCTTCACCATACTGCTTGTGATAAACGATAGCTGTCATAGATCGCTCTGCACCATAGCCAGAATCGCTGTGCCATTGGTCGGTTGCTGTTAGGCTACCCCAATGACTAAACTGCATAGAGCCTACCTCTCTGCTCATGTGGTGGTGAATATGCCCTAAATGACAATATCGGTTCTTGCACTGCGACCATTCATCATCTAGGTTGGTTATCACCGCTTGCAGAATCTGCTCATGCTTTATTCTATCACCATGATGGTATACAAATAAATTGTTCTCCCATTCCCAGTGCAGGAACTTTGAGTAATTTTTAAGCACATCAACTCGCGGCTCTCGGTCGTACAGTAACTCTAAGCAACTCGATAGGTGGCAAGCCATATCAGAATCATGGTTTCCGCGCACGTTAATTACGACCACTTCCTGATGTGTCTCTAGCATCTTATCAATAAGAATCTGGAACAACCGACCTGCTAGTTTGAAGGTCTTTCCAATGCGTGTATCAACGTCTACTGGCGTTCCTGCTGTAGTGGTGTTGGCACTACTATCAGCGTGAAAGAAATCACCTACGTTAACTAGAACACCTGTATGCGCGTTGCCGACTCTCTTGGCTAGTCGATCAGTCGCATTAACTAGAATCTTAGATGCTATCTTTACATCCCAATCATCGTCATCCAACTTGGTATCTGAGTCAGCAAGCATCCCGAAATGGTGATCTCCTATTAGATACATGGCGCAATAGTCTTCATCTACCTCTTTAGGCGGCTTAGATGGCTTTTTAAGCCCTGTTATATCATCAACCAACCCATCCAGTAAGGCTTCGATCTTTGCCCGCATATCGCGCTTGTGTGGCTCTTGGATAACCCATTGCAATGCGACTGAGCCGTCTTCTTTGTATGCTGTAGAGATTCGTTTGGCTTCAAATCCCTCTGCGGTTTGGCGGGTTAGGTTTCGGTGTGGTGCTACACCTACAGAGGCGGCTTTATGTTCTACCAGTTTGATACTGCGGTCAATTGATCTGCGATTAATGCCTAGCTTCTCGGCGGCTTTAGAGTTTGAGCCGTATTCTATTGCGGCTTTTAGGTACTCGATCTGCCTGTCGGTTTTTGGAATATCAAGTTCTAGCAGTGTTCTTGGGTCAATCTTACTCATCCCTTATTGCTCCTGTTGGTTTTTTAACTCCGCATATTCGCTTTCTCGCGGTATGGTTAGTTTTATCCCCTGCTCACTTGCCCAATGATAGCACTGATCTAAGAAATGCACCATATCGCCCTTGCCCAGTTGGCTACTGCGTTTCACCTGACCGCTGATTTCTGTCTTGCTTATTCTGAAATCATCTGTGCCTAAGAATCTACGCTTTAACCAAAGTTTCCATGCCTCTACTGGGTCGCCCTCTGAGACCTCAAAGCCTTTCTTTTTCATACCCTTTACGATCTCTCTGCACCACATATGAAACAGCGCATTCTGATTCAGGCTTCTTGGGTTCTGGTATGGCTCTAGTTTAACTGATAAGGGGGTGGTGAAATCCCAGTTGAGCATATCCTCAATTAGGAACTTCACCTTTTTATTGACTTCTTCTTTGTTGTTAAACTTCACAAATGCTCCCTCTGTCATATCCTACGACTAAGCCAGTTCTGTGATATCTGATCTACAGGCTTTTCAAATCGACTGTAAACCCTATCAGTTTCATCTGACCAAATAGCACCATACTCTTTAGGTATGTTGTGCGATCTTAGAGGTCTTAAGTCCATATCAGTTACGCAAGTTTTGCCGTAAAGCCTAGAATACAAACACTTGTAACCAACACCTGCAACCTTAGCAAAATGCTCATAGGTGTAAGATTGTCCGTTAACTAGCTCAGGGTGCTTGCCCTTAAATAGTAGTTTTTTCATATTACCCATTTTTTCTCTCCCCATCCCAGTAAAAACCATACTTGCCCAAAAAGTGATTAATGGCTCTGTTCTTTGCTTCTACATTAGCAATCCAAGACACATCAGCTAGGCTGTCTTCAATGTTCCTGTTCCTGATGCTGTGGGTTTTTGATTTAACCTGCGGTGAGCCGCCACGATCTTGCGCTCTAGAAAGCCAAGAATTTATAAACCTCTTGATGCCTTTAGGCGTTTTTCTGCGCGTAGGATTAGCATCTAACCACGACTCCATTGCATTCAGTTCTTGGTAAACATTGATCGCAGGATAAGTCTTCTCCCACTGGATAACGTCTGCCTGATCTGCCTCGTATGTATCTCCGTTATTTAGAAGCATTGTTGTCACCCATATAGTATTCAGCGACACTGCATTTTTCATCGTATCGGTTGGTCACTGTGATCATATTCTTCTGGATTGGATGCCCTAGCTCTTTAAGTTCAAAGATTCTAGCGGCTACCTGAGTGATGCCTAGCTCGTTAAAAGCATTTAGGCAAGTTAGTTTCTTGCCATCTTCTAAGTACTGTAGAACTCTCGATATCTGTGTCATTTTTGTAACTCCTATTGGCTCGGACAAGCCTCGCCTGATTATGTTAATAGTTATTGTGTAAACATTTTTATTCAAACACGTTTAACCCTTTAACTACGCAAAGTTAAAAATTCGATCAAAGGGCAAAGCGACTTCGCGGTTGTTTCGTTATCGTATCGAATATCTAATCTATCCATCAGCAGAAACCGATCTGCTTTTGGGGCTATGTCAAGAGGGTCAACTTCGCTCTAGTGTTTAATTTAAGATATTCACTAGCCTCTAGCCCGATAACTAAAGCGCGAAAAAAGAAAGGGGATGTTACAAGACACTATAATAGTGTGTTAGACTTACCTTTCTGTATCCGCAAATGCAGTATTACATTCCTATATGTAATTGTAAAGCCCCCGTTACAGGGGGTTTTCTTTTATAGCCCGATAAACTCATCTAAATTGTATTCTAAGGCACTGCAAATCTTAATGGCAGTATCTAGCCTCACGTTGGTTTTATTGCGCCAGATGTTAACCTGCTGTCTGTGAACGCCAACCAGACGTGCAAGCTGTGAACTGTTTACGTTTTTTTCCTGCTGTGCCTTCTTTAAGCACTCGCCAAAATCTATCATTGGTTTTTCTCCTGTGGTATATTGTCGGTGATGGTTTTCCCCGATCATCACTCCTATGGTTTACCCGCCCTTCGGGGCGGGGTTTTTAACTAGAACGGAATATCATCATCAAGAATTTCATTCTGCTTCGGGTTTGAAGGTCTTGTTGGCTCTTGCGCCACCTCATCTAAATCAGACCAAACTACTTTGCAGTTGCCTAGAATTGGAGTCTGTGTCCCTGCTTCGCGTTCTTCCTGCTTTAACTGCTGACTGATAAAACCATGATCGCCAAAATCACTATTTTTGTCAGTGTCTAGGTAGGTCGTCAGGTCAATATATGCCGCCTTACTACCATCTTTTTTTGTTACTGTCTTCATGCGTGACTTGTCTATTTTCAAACAATCGATACTTACATTTACTCGTAATTTCATTTTTACTTCTCCTAGTTAGTTTGCTTCTCGAAATTCTGTGGTTTTCATAATAGCGCGTTCTTGAGTGCTGAACACTCCACCGCGACTGGGGGCGCGCCATAAAAGTTGTTTCTCAACGTCTGTAAGCTCTTTCCATGCCTCGTTTGCTGTTGAGTAATCATTAGCCGCAATGCCGTCTCTGATAGCTTTAACGCTAGGCAGTAGGTCAACAATCATATCCTGATAGGCTTCCTTTTCCTTTGTCGCATCAGTTACTTTTTGCGGCTTAACTTCACCCATGTACAAGCACATTCCTAACCCGTGCATTGCAATCGCCTTAACCAGACAGCGAATACGCGCATCAGATATGTCTCTGCTTGTTGGGTTCTCAACAGCCTTGTTTCTAAAGTCCATAACAGGTAGCCACATTGTGACTGCCTTACCCTCAACTGTTACAGTTACCTCGACCTCTACAGTGTTGGTGTTCTCGCACCATCTAGGTTCGGTGTAGCTGTAGCTAGAATCAGGATAGTGTTCGCAGAGGGTAGACCAAGCCCACCCCCAAGATAGATAATGCAATCCGCCTTTAGTGTCTATGTGGTTCGACACATCAATAGCAGATAGCGTTTTCCATACGTTAGATTTCATTTTATTTTTCTCCCATAGTTTGTTTTATGAATGGTTCAAAGATTTGCTCAGAGTACCAAGTTGCATTTGCTTCTTTGGCATACGTCTCGCCATAGCCTCTGTAGTATTCATCTGAGTCGCAATCTCTTGCCTGATGACCATGAACGCAGTCCCATTCACCGCGCTCGTAGTCAGAAAGTTTATTGATGTCTGTCATGTTATCCCCTTTTCTTATTTAGTAAATTTATTGCCTGTCATTATTTCCCAATGCTCAGGGTCATATACTACGCAATCAAGCCAATACTTTAAGTCATCAAACACAACATAAAGCGGGCTTTCCCAATCGTTTCCATATATCCAAGAAAATTCATTTTGATTTGGGTTAACGTACCCATCTTCTAAATCAACAATCATCACATCATGGTCTTCAATATTGCTGACAAATTGCATACGCTTTTTGCCCATTCGTTTATGCACTTGCTGTAAAAATTTACTCATGTTTAACCCCTTTGGTTGCCCCCTTTCGGGGGCGGTTTGATTATAGATTATGAATAAATCTTTGCTCTTCGCCCTGATAATTTTGCATTACATATTTAATGTCTTGAGCATCGACCTTAACGTAAGAGCCAAGATAAATATAATTATCAGCTAACATCTCCCTTACTTCGGCAGGAATGTCAGATAGCATTAACGTGTAATCTGTGCCTGTCATGTTAGAAGATACTGCCTTGCCTTTAAGCAATACAGGCGCATCTAAATATGATGGTCTAAATAATGCTTCTACTTTTTTTCCTAGCAAGTTTTCCATAGTGTTTTTCTCTTTGTTTGATTGATTAATGTAAAGCGATCATATCACATATTTAGAGAAAGTAAAACTTTTATTTAACGATAGGCAAAAAAAAGCCCCACATAAGTGAGGCAAATGGGAGTTACTATGAAACTAATAAGACCAGATTGCTTCCTCTGGAAAATAATCGCGGTCTGGGAAATCTTCTTTTGTGCAGATGTCTAGGTGAATAAATCGACTCATGCCTTTCTGCTGAACACCAATGCGGGTAATGCCGTTAGCAATAGCTACAGAAACAAGCTCTACTGCTTGCGCTCCACTAACCGCAATGTCGATAGCCTTACCGGTGCAGTGCGCTCCTGTTGCTTGCTTGCGCGACTCGTTAGGGTGGCTCGGATGCCTGTATGCGCTAGTGACTCTAAAAGGAAAATCGCATTCCTTTCTGATCTTGTTTAGCAGATCAAGAAACTCATCATCAAACTTGTATTCACCAGTATGGCGGCACTTTAATTCGCGCTCTGTAAAATAGCTTTGTTTATTTGTTTCTTTTTTAGGCTTGGCTTTAGCCTTTGGTTTTGTGTCTGTCATGTTACTTCCTCATCTTCATTATTTTGTCAGCACCTTTGATGCCAAAACTACTACTAACTGCTATAAATAGCAAATATTGATACCAATCAGGCAGTTCATTTAAAGCATTAAAGCCCTCTTTTACTCTGTCAATGATAGCAGGGTCATCTACGCCTACTGCATAGCCTATGAAAAACAATGGAAAACTTAAAACAATTACGAAAAACTCATCTTTAAATGACGAATTTGAAGCCTCTGCCATCTTGGTTTCCCAGTCTGCATCATTCTTTATCATGTGCATTTTGGCTTTGTGTTTAGCCTGTTTCTCTTCTGCTTTGTTCTTCATAAAGCCACCTGCTAACTTGGCTACTGGTGCAATTAAATTCATCCACATGGTTTGTTCTCCTGTTATAAGGGCATGGCTAGTGCATCGAGTGCTTGCCAAATATCGTCATACTCCGTTTTGGCAGTATCCCAATTAGCTTTGATCTGATTCACATCCTCTACGACCAACTCAGCTTTAGCAACAATGGCTCTCATGGTCTCGATATCTTTCTCTAGCTTAGATACGCTTGTAGTGATTTCTAACAGCCTTTCTTGTTGGGAGGATATAGTTATCAGGTTTGTGCCTAAAGTGGCTAATTTCGCGCTTAATTGGCTTATATCGTTGTCTTTAAGCTGTTGCTCTATCAGTTGGATAGATTCGTGCAAAGGGGTTACGTCTGGAACTTGTACCGCCTCGACTGTTTCTAATCTTCCATACAGGCTACTAGCCGCCCAAATAAATGAACCAATGGTTGTGGCTAGTGAAAAAACTACGGCAATATATATGCCTTTTAGCTTAACGCCACCAATTGATAATTCTGTATCTGCTAGACTCATTCGCACTCCATCTCAAAGAAACAATCGTAACCCATGCCGATAGGTGAGGTTTTATAGAACTCTGACTCTGTACCCAGTGCAAGAATATCTGCTTCGCTGTAGTACAGATCTAAACCAAAGGCATCATTACCATTTAAGTAAACAGCAGTCATGTTTCTGGTTGTGTTGTAACCCATAGCTACCCACTGCGCTCCTGCATCATAAAAGATATTAACGTCAGCAGATGTAGTGTTCTTGTCCTCTATAGATTGCTGTAAAAAGTCTGCCGCTTCGCTGTTAGCTACGGCTAGGTATGCAGAGGCTTCGTTAGCTGATGTTTCGATCTGGTCGACACTGGTGTTGTATGTGTCTACATCTTCCTGCGTGATTGTTAGCATATCTTGATTCTCAGCAACAAAGATTTGCACCTCTTCCTCTTGTTTGGGGGTGCTTGCTGATTCTGCCTTTTCTGCAACCTGCTGAACTGCGATCATATCCACCACCACTTCTGTGAATGTCTGAATGTGAGTCTCCATATCTGCTAGGGAATCCATCGCCATATTCTCTAACACCTCTTTGACTGGCGCGCCATAAGGCTGATAGGTAGACATATTAGATAAGGCAGAATTGTAGGCATCAACTTGCTCTGCGCTAATGTGTGCCGTACTGGATAGCGTACCATTAGATAAACCGCCACCAGTGTGCGCGTAATCGGTAGCCGCGCCAACTAGCCTAACGCCAGTATCAATTTGATTAACAATAGCAGAACTGCTGTCAATCAGGTTATCTAGCTCATTGCTTTGTGCTACGGAACTTATCGCTAATAGAAATGCTATCTTCTTCCACATCTTCGCTCACCTTACCTATTTGGAGAATGCCGTTGTAATATTTCCGATTCTTTTTGTAATCAGGAATATATAGTTCTGGGTTCTGCTTTATTAGCATCAACCCCCGCTTCCCCGCCACTAATCTCCCATTGTTTATAAAAGGGCATGGTGAACCCGCTAAGAGCATCGACTTGTAGACCTCTTCGCTCTGGCAAAGCATCGAAACTGCCGCCACCTTCAACCCAAGAGAAGAGAGCATTCGCGAATACTTTAGCCTAGTGCAGTCTACATCTAAGGTGTAACTGCCTGAACTAAACCCAATAGCAACAGTCTGCACTGAACCCGCTATGCCTTTCAAGCAAGTGTCAGAGCCGTTAGACATAAAAGTTGGGGTTATTGCAGATCCTACTGGTATTTCGCTTGCCGCACCCGCTCCGTTGTAGGTATTTTCTGTCGTTGTGCTTGTGTCAGTAGTTGTGTTATTGCTATTTGCTACGCTGTTTTCGCCATGATAGTTGTTTAGGCTACCTTGCTCATTTGCCTCAACTGGCACTGCTAAAAACAGCAGTAAAAATAAACGTTTCATTTTTGTAGCGTATCAATTTTCTTAATAACGTGCTTTAGGTTTTCATCCATTCGAGCCAGTATTATTTGCTGATTCTGCATCTGCGCTTCTATTTGACTGATTCTAATATCATGTCTAATTAACTCTGCTTCGCTTTTATCTAAATCCGCAGATAAATTTGTAGCAAATGCGACCATTGCCACGACCTGTATAACCACTATAACTATTGTGCTAAAGGGTATTTTTGCTTCGCCATTTTCGATTTTCATATTATAAAGCCGCTATTATAAATGCTAAAAGCTCATTATAACGAACCGCGTAAGTTGTTTCCATTACGCCATCCATTTCTTTTTCATCTTTTATAAATATTCCATAATCATGGGCATCTAAACCGCCCTCGGAAAATGCTGTTTGTAAATCTTGAGCCATGATTCCAAAATGCCATCTAGCATCGTCACCTTTTTCTGCAACTGCCGTTTTCCATTTATACTTTCTCAGCAACTCTTTGCAAGCTATAGCTACATCTTTTTCAGCTTGATTTAATTGTTCAATGTTTGTTTTTTTTGTTTTATCTGATGTTGATACTGTGCCATCTTGTGAATAAATATCTTTAAATGGAATACCTGCCGCACCCAATTGCACATCATTATTGTTATCGCCTTGCTCATCAGAAGGTATAATAAAACTTGATCCATATGCAGATGTAAAATGCAATCCAACATTAGTTGCACCAATAAACAAACTACTAGCAGGTAAATTAGTTTTCATACCAATGCCACCTGTTCTATCCCAAGTGCCAAGAGTAGTGTCTCTAAACTGTATAAACTGCCCTGCGTTACTTCTATTTGTAGTTGTTAATCTCAATAAACCTCTGCTTATGTCATTATAAACGCCATCTGTTTGACCACTTTCTTTATCTAGCTCGATATAAAGTGTGCCTTGCTCTATTCTCTGGTTGCCGCTTGTGCCAATAGAGTCGCTTGTGACATTAATTGCAGTGTCTGCACTGGTGACATTAATAGCTGTTGTGTTACCTGATACAGATACAGATGTTTCGCTAGGTGTAACTGTAAGGGTCGCAGTGTTATCAGACACGGCAACACTGGTGGTGTTTTCTGTAATTTCTACAGTTACATCGCCAGTCGCTGTGACAGTTGTCACATTTTCTGTGACAGAAACGCCCACTATCTAGTCACCTCTCTCGTGACCTTAGCCTTGCCCTGTAGGATGCGCTCTACAGTCGCATCATTGGCTGTGTATATCTCAACATCGTAGAAATAGTTACCTTCGCTGAGTGTTGTGTTGCCATTGTTTGCAACCACATCATTTGCCATCTTCATCACCAGAGTACCATTGCTGTCGTAACTACTGGCAGTAAAATCAAACGCCCAGTATTGTGCAGTATCCATTGAGGCTCGAAGATGCCCTCTAGCGAAATGCCCGTCTAAGTTACGCACCGCGCTTCCATCTTTAATAACCAAAGTCAGTTTAAAATCTGAACCTTGATCTATCGTTATATCGTATTTTCCTGCGCTCATGTTATTCCTCGCCATCTGGTGCGGTTGGGGGTAGTGGTTTATCTTTATCCACTACGCCAGTGATTCTGTATTCTGTGTCTGTTTTATCTAGTGCATAGAAATATTGTATCAGATTGTCGTTTGCTTGCTGTGCAATTCGTAATTCTATCATAGCAGAATTAGCATCTTTTTTAGTGTCATGACGGCTAACAACAATTTGCTCTGAATATGGGTCATCTTCTATGCGAGACTCATAACCTATTATAATCATACTGATTGCTCTCCAATCATTCTGCTCTGCATTAAAACCTTACTAGGCTCAGTTGTTAATGTATCGCCATAAGCTAAGTGTTTTACCCGTAACCTGCATTCGTAAGTAATATTTTCTGCGCCAAGATATACTTCACTAGTCATCTGTAAATAATGTAAATAAGGGAGAGTTCTATAGCTTATCTGCTTAGTATCAACTACCGCCCAATCTCCTGAAGAAGTTGCTCCAAATGGATGGTGATACACCTGCGCATTGCCGCCAGTTGCAACAATTTGCCCACCCGCTGTGCTAACATCTACATAGGTTTTTTCTTGTAATTCTTTTAAGCTAAAGTTGTCAAAGACTGAATATTGTCCGTTTGTGGCAGAGGTAGCTTCACCCATAACATAAACAGTGGTAGTAGTAGCAATAAAATCTTTAGTGTAGATTTGGTTGCCAGAACTAGCCGAAAAAGCAAGCGAAGATTCAAAAGCATCTGCAACACTACTGCTTGTCGAAAGGTGAAATTGACAAGGTGACGTACCAGAATTTGTGTACGCTAACCCGCTGAACCTGTATTTCTTACCCACCTCTACTGTTACTGCTTGATAAAAATATGCTTCGTCTACGTTAGTGTCTTGGGCTATTGATGCTGATGTTCCAAAATATGATGAAAGTGTACCGCCAGAACCTACCCAATTAGTTATGCCACTGAAAGATGGGTTCTGTACTAACTCAGATTGCTCAACATTTTGCCTGAAATGCAAGTTTCTATAAACCCTATATGAGCTAATAGCACCAACACTACCACAACCAAAGCGATTAACTACGTTGCCATTGAACTCAATTCTCTGAAATCCACTTACGGGGAAACTGTTGTGATAACCTATGCCAATGCCTCTAAAAGTAGGTGCATTAGGAACTTTAATTTCTGTCTGCAATGTAACTGTAGTTGATACTACCGCGCTTGTTCCTGTAGATAGTTTTGCATTGTATTCAGTTTTGATATGTCTGCCTTTAACCAAATCTAATTCAGTTGATGGAAAGTCAAACTCGTGGACAACAGTAAAAGAATTAAACCCAACTGTCGTATCGTCAAAAGAGTTGTAGTACTCCTCTTCTGTTGCACCTGTAAACTTATTAGCTGTTAAGCTGTCGGTTTTTATGTGGTCAGCAGTTAACGTGCCATCTATGACCATGTTGCCTGAAATGTGTTTTGGTAGGTTAGTAAACGCCATAAATCAACTCAAAAATCCAGTTACTTGCAAATATATCGAAAGCGATCTCGTTCTTTGTATAGCAGATCCCCCAAAAACCCAAGAAGCTGTTACAGATACATCATATTTAACATAAGCAACATCGACTGGGTATTGTTCTGCAACAGGTAGTGATAAATCATTGACGGGGTTTAAAGAACTAAAAGTGCTTCTAGCAATTTGACCCGCGCACTGAAAACCAGAACTTCCTACTATATTGCCTAAATCTAATTCGAAAAATGTTTGCTGGTTTAGTGTGGCATTGGTCTCAAAGTTGCTCACACTTGTAGTCCAAGTTACATCTGCACCACCTGTATCTGCATCAAAAACTCTAAGGGAAAAGATCTGTTGAGCACTTCCCCCTGCTACATCTAATGCCCGTGTATAAATATTTTCATTATCTGGCGATGCATATAAGGTAATTGGTGAGGTAAATATGTATGTTTTAGAATCTGTAGGTAAGCCATTCCCATCTAATTCTATTACTGTTATTTCATCGCCGTCCTGCGGGGGTCTGCCATAATATTCTGCAAATTCTGCATCAGTCGGGGCTATGCTTGCATCGCCATAAATGACATAAGATAGATCTCCTGCAAGGTTAAATTGAGTTCCGCTATCAAAGGTTTTTAAGGTTTCTACGCTTCTAGATTGATTTATGCCATAAGCATATATACTAATCTTTAGATCATCGAGACCAGTCTCATTAGGGATAGTTATAAAGTTATTGGTGGTTGTGTATTTTTTGAACCTATGCGTTGGCACTCCTGATGCTTGTCCGATAGCCACACGATAATAGTTTAACCTTAACGCAGGGGGATGCTCCCAACTAATAGCTATTCCTGTGGTAAATCCCTGACCGAGCTTAACTGGGACTGCTCCAACATTTACTGTTGCCGCTTGGACGTGTGGTGCAACTGATCTAACTGGAATATTAACACTAGTGCCTGTGGTGTATAGCTCTTCTGTACTAAGTAGCTGATTGTAGATAGATGATACATTTTCTCTCGCTTCAAGTGAAATCTTGACACCTGATTCGTTACTCTGCAAACGCAAGCTAGTTATTTCGTAAATGTTATCTGTGATGCCTAATACTGTATTAGTCACCTTAATATTATCGCCAATAGCGAAATCAATGCCTCTGGCATTTATTGTTGTTTTTATTGTCTTTTGCATTCTACTTTTATTTAACGCAAGGGTAGCAAGTCTTTGCGCCTGTAGCTTATCCGTTGTAAATGGCAGATTAAGATTTTTTCTTAGGTTATCAGCATCATCGGTTTGATATGCACTGCTTCTTTGAGGCGGGTATTCAGTTTTTACATATCCTGCCTCTTTAGAGACATATTCTCCACGAACCTCGTTAAAAGCTACCCGTCTAGGATTAGAGTTAGAAACGATAAAATCACCAATAATCATATCTTCATTCAAAACTAAATCGCTCGAGCTAATATATCTATAAGGTCTTATCTGAAATTTACCATTTATAAATAGTAGTTTTCCGTGCATACAACTTAAAAGGTTTTGAATATTCTCCTTAACAGTCGCTCTAGTGCTGATAACACCATTGCATGAATATGTTTTTCTTGCATTATCGCTTGAGCCAGTCGTCCCATCACAATAAGATGCCGCGCTTGCTATTTGTGTCATATCAAACAAATCTGCTGACAGCTCTGCACCCCAATCTTTGTATGGGGCTTCTTTTAAATAATCTAACAAGCACAAAACTGGATTATCTGAGTAATCCCATCCAGATGGTGCGGTTAGTGAATGTGAGCTATCTCTAGGATCATAAACTTTGCGACCTTTTATTTCAGCGGTAACCTTTGGTGCTCCATTTGGATATTGGTCAACATCATACTCAAACTTTAATCGGCTATAGGTTATGAATCGCATTCTATGATTAGTAGTCCATGTGCTTGCTGTCCCTATATCCGTTACAGCACTTTGGTTATATAATCCTAGCTTATTCCAGATTCTTATTTTTTCGCCCGTAAGGCTAGAGCTTCCATTTGATGCAAAACGCCCTTTATAGTATCCGTCTTGCCACGCAACCTCGTCACCAAAATAAATCGTTTTAATTTCCTCTGCTTCTCCATGATGCCAAGCAATTACCATGTTGTAAAATTCATCTGAATCAGGATTTTGGTCTGTACCATGTGTATGTTGCCAAACAACAGCACCGCCTTTCCTTGCCTGCCCGTAAACAATTTCTCTAGGGGCAGTCGAGTTTTTGCCTGTAATATTTCGGCTAGACATTGTGTCTTCTTGTGCTGTAGGACTGTAAGCATCTGGCATTGCCGCATCCATCATGTAATCCATGACTGCAACAGTTCCAACACCTACCGCAACTGCAACTGCAACACTAGCTCCAACCGCCGCCGCAGTACCTGCACCAAGCAAAAAGGGAACAGCCGCCGCCATTATTTAACACCTATAAATTTTTGATATGTCTTTTCAGCGAACGTGTAACCAACTCGCTCCAGTAGCTTATCAAATGGCGCGTGTGCTTTCATTGCTACAATCATTACAGAAACACCGCGACTTTTTAGATCTTTTTCTGCGAACTTAATCATATTTGCACCTGCTCTGCCCTTTCTATGTTCAGGGTGAATGTATATAACATCACTGCTTGCCATCATGTGTTCAGCACAATGTAATGATGGGCTAGAAACTAAAACCAAGTAACCAACCATCTTGCCCTCAACTCTTGCAGTGTATATGTGCAATATACCCAATTCTTCTAGCTTGTGATAAATATCCCAGTTCAGATTAAACTCAAGTTTATCTCTATCTATTTCGACTTCGTCATATGTAGCTTTAACTAATGGCGCAATGTCTTCTTTAATTGTTGCAATAGTTTCTCTAGCGTATTCCATTATTCACCCCAAACTAAACTTTTATTCTGTATTTGCTCTACATACTCCAAGCCCTTATCAGTAGAAAAAACATCTTTTTGGTCTTGGTCTGTGTATCTTCTTATTTTTCTTTCACTGAGTCTAGCTAAAAAGTTTTGACAAGCTACTGATATTGTAATGGTTTCAGCAGACTGCATATAAACTGTGTTTTCTATGTAGCCAGTGAAATAATGCAATTCTGTCATAGTAGCAAAATCTTCATTCAAAAAAACCAACCAAATTAAAACTTCAGTGCCTTGCAACTGTTCATTTTTCATAGCATTAACCAAAGCAGGGTCACAACCCGAAAGCTGTATGGTTAAGTTAGAGGCAGATAAATCTCCCGTATCACGAACCTCACTTACAGAAAGAACGCCGTTAGCAGGTGAAAATGTGCCCTTGCCTGTAATTTGATTCGGCAGGTGTGATGTGGTTAACTTTAGGAGGTTGCCAAAACTAAACTGCAAATTTAAGGCATTTCTAACAATCCCTTCTTCAAGATCATCGACTGCGCTTTGAGTTATTCCGCGCGGCATTATGCAATCACCTCAACGCAAGCAATAGAAAAACTGTATCTACTCGAAACGTCAATATCCCAACCAGTATCATTGGAGGCTAGTCTCCACTTACCTTTTGGATTATTTGTTGTTATGCTTGTCGTGCCACTAACTAGAGTCCTAAGTGGCGGGCTAATTTCAACCAAATGATTGCCGCCCGTTTCTGGCACATCCTCAAGCAACATATATAAAGAACTGCCATATTGAAAATGCGAGCCTGTTGTTAAATCTTGACCAGATGTAACATTGATATTAACTTGCGTAGAGCCTACAGTCGCACTACTCATGGTAGCAACTGGAACATTTGATGCGTAGCTCATTAATGGATTGCCAAATAAAAATGGCTTAGTAATTCCCCTTAATGATGCCAAAAAAGCAGTAAAAACTTTAGCTTCATCTTTATCAAGGGGTCTAATTGTTATTTCTGCTTCCCATCTTGCCTGACCAAAACTAGTTGTTAATTCAAGAAAATTAGTCGTTGATCTAGTTACAGCGGCACTTTCAACCAATTTGAATGAGCACTTTTGTACAATAGATTTTCCATTAATTGTCGGAAAGTCTACAGGATATGTAATAGCCATCTTAAGTTCCTTGCAGTTGTGCCGAGTATGAACCGCCTAGCGCAGTTTCTTGCAATACAGCAGACTTAGTAACCTCAGCAATGGTTGGCATAAGGTTGTTTATTTCTGCTCTTACTGTAGATTGTACACCAGTAGTCACGTTGATAGTTTGATTAACTACTACTTGCTGTTTTTCGGCTGTAGTGGCTCTTTGCTTTGTGTGATCTATAACAGTTTCATTGGGGTGTAGTATAGCAGGAAAACCGCCCTTACCATCTACACCGCCAGAGCGTGAACCATTACCTGTAAAGCCGCCGCCCTCAAATGACTGGCTTCGTATAGCAGACACTTGCGCCATACCTGCCGCTACTGACGATGCCGCCATAGCTACGTTGATTGGGAAAGGATATGCGCCCATTGCTTTAGCCGCGCCCTGATAGGTGCTTACAAGCGCATTGGCAATACCTGCCGCTTTCTGTATCTTAAACACTGTCTTGGAGTTCTTTGCTACCGCTGACATCTGTGATTGCAATCCACTGGCTACGTGCTTTACCTTCTCATCTGTTGTTTTTGCAGTCCAGTCCACTTCCTGCTTTCCAAGAGCTTTTAGGTGTTCAAAGTTTTTCTGTAGCTTGTTTCGGTTGTCTTCTTCTGGGTCATCACCACCACCCTCAGCATCGCCCTTCTTGGCTTCGTTAACCTTTCCAATTCCTGCAACCATCTGATCAAAGGCTTCGTTAACAGTGTCCATGAAGTTAACTTCTGGGATAAGCGCAATATCTCCTGCCGCTTGTTTAGCCAAAGCAAGATCAAGCAGTTTAGTTTTTTGCTCTTCAATAAGTTCGTTTTGCCTTTCAGCAAACCCTATTGCAACTCCACCTCTTGATGCTAAATCGTTGTTCTTTTCTTGCTCTTGATTTAGTGCCGCTAGAGCCGCCCTGAGTTGCCCTATGTTTTTCTCTTCATCACTCTTAAAGAACCCTGTGAAACGATCTGCTGTTTCCTTCATGGTGTTAAGAGTGCCAATAACACCATTGACTAAGGTCTGAAGCGCATTAAGCGCAGTGGAAACGCCGTTCATAATGCTGACTGCTAGGTTTTGAGCAAACGCCTGAACCCCGCCATCAGTTTCTTGGATGCTTGTAAGAACTTTGTCTTTAAGAATTGTAGCTAAGGTTTCTAGCGCGGGGGCTAAAGCGGCAACAGTCTGATCTTTTACACCTTTAAATAACTGACCTAAACGAGTAAACGCATCATTAGCATCCTCTACGCCCTGCACGGCATCTTCTGATAAGGCAATACCCAGAGTGTTAGCCTCAGCCGCCATTTCGATTAGAGCCTGTTTTCCTAGCCCTAAAGTGTTAACTAGCGCAACACCCTCAGAATCAAACAGCTTCATGGCTAGTCTGACTTTATCTGCATCAGTTTCAACCTCTGCAAACGCACCTGCAAGCTCCTGCATCTGCTTATCTAAAGGCATTTTGACTAGCTTAGTAGCATCAAGGCGCAACTCTTTCAAAGCACCTTTTGCCTCGCCTGTACCTTTAGCGGCTTCTGCGGCTCGTCTAGTAAATCGCTGTAGAGCCATATCCATCGTGGCTGTTTCAACGCCAGTCAGTTTTGCGGCATAGCGCATAGAGGCTAGGGCTTGTGTGGTAACACCAATCTTACGCGCAGTCTTACCGAGCGAATCTGTAGCATCTAGGCTCTGTTTAACAAGGAATGTAAATATACCTGCTGTCGCTATAGAGGCAATACCTGCCGCCTTAGCTACAGTCTTTAAAGCTCCGCCAATGCCTCGCAGAGACTTGCCCGCAATGGAAGATAATATAGGAAACCGCTTCTTCAGCTTATCAACAGCCTTCCCGACCTTCTTGAAGTTTTGTTGAATCTTGCCAAATACGGCTTCTGTCTTATCTAAAGCCGCGATAACAATTTTGAAATTATTAGCCATCGGAATCCTTTATTATCTGAAAGTATGCCATCCACTCATTGAACTCAGTAATGCTTATTTGCTCTACTTCCTCAATGGTCTTGTGAAGCCGATCAGCCAAAGAAATAAGATTCATTCTATGGTGATCGGTTTTTAGTTTTTTGCTAAATCTTCCTCAGATTCTATTTCAGCGAACATCTGATTCGCGATCTCACTAATGACAGTTGTTTCCTCTGCCATCAACTCAACGCGATCTTCTATACCACTGAATAACCTAGTGCCGCTATCATCAAGTGCCTTCATAATGATTAGATCAACCATTGCACCGATAGTAGTGTTACTTAAAAAGTCAGGGTGCTTCTTCTGTAACTGGTTTAAGTCGAAGCAAGTAATCGGCTTGCAATACAACCTAAACGCTCCAGAATCGTCACCCCACTCTGGCACTGTAACTTCCCTTGTCTTTATAGTTCTGCGTTCTCTTAAATCTTTAGCCATTCCCATGATTTATACTCCCCGTATTAACCTGCTGTAATTGTTCCTGAAGTCTGGATGCTGAAACTAGCTTCAACCATTCCATCATAAGGCACACTAATAGACTTGCTTGTAACGATACCAGAACCAGAATAACCCTCATCTGTAGCATCACCAGTAGGCAATACGTCAAAGATAACTTCTGCGCCTACATCAAATACTGCTTGCTTTGATGCTACTGTATCCACATCAAACAATGCTTCAATTGATACTGTTCCAGTCGTGAAACTTGGAGTGAATGTACGTGCAGTGTCACCCATAGAGGTGGTTTCTACTGTGTCTGCTGTTTCTTCAATGCTGAAAGAACGAACCTCGCCAACCGCCGCCGCCGTGCCGCCTGATACGTCTACTTTTACTACTCCGCTATTACCTGTAGTTACTGCCATTTTAAATGCCTCATAAAGTTAAAGTGTACCGCGCTGATACCGATACAGTACACGCAGTGTAATAATTACGCCCCCAACTGGAGCAATCGAACCCTCATCTGTCTCAACGCTAACAATCTGCGTATCTAAGGCGTAACCGCCACGCTTTCTGTCAACATCTAAACTCTCTTCTACAGCCTCGATTATATTGTTTCTGGCTGTGTCAATAGCCTTGCCTTTTACAAAGCAAACTAACTCATAATTGATAGTTCCCATTCTGCTAGAACTAGACCCACCAACTGTATTATCTTCCCTATCTTCACTGCCGCTTTGCACTAGTATAGCAGGAAATTGCGCGTTCGATAACTTATCAAAGTCAAACGGCTCTCTGGTCACGTACTTAACATCTACTGGCAAATTGATCTGGCTAAGGGTATCTACCAAGTTGATCGCTATCTCTTCTCTAATGCTCATACCTTTAAGTTCCTCGCAAAGAATTTGGCTAGTTCTTTCTTGTCCTTTCTACTAAACCCAAAGAAAGGGCGTATCTTCTGATTGAACGCCGCCTTCCTAGACTCTGCACCAGTCGAAAAGAATATAGTTGCTTGTTCGCTGTTCGACCTTGACGTTATAGAGCCTAGCATATGCCCTTTGTCAAATAGGTTAGGTCTAGTGCTTTTGCTTCTGCGCTTTCGCCAACCATAATATCCATCTTTCCAACCTTTTTTACTGTACGGCTTAAAAGCCTTATCCTTAACATCCTTACCATCAGCAGTTCTATCAAGTATAAGATTGATTCCCTGCTGACCTGCGCGTGATAACGCGAGCTTAATAGCCTCTTTAGGCTCATCGCCATTTAGCTTGAAATCAACCTCTTTAAGGTCGTTGAAGATGCTAAACTTCACTATCTTGAAAGCCTTCCGCTATGAATAGACTTCTTCTCGTCTTCTGTTACGACACTATCGTTATCAGCATCGTACTCAATGCCATCCCTTAGAATGCTATCTAGCTCTTCGCCATAACGCGACTTGTAGAAAGCAATCATGCTCTGGAATCTATCGCCATCAACCCAGTTAGTTAACTGAGGCAATGCGTACTTCCACAACACCAAGTAAGATGCACATCTTG